CCATAACTTTGTCCGTGGTATGCGGGCCATCGAAGAACACTAAGTCGTATACGTTTACAACTTGTTTGTAACCATTCTTATAAATAGGCACGCCCCTTGGAAAAGCGTTGAAGTATTCTGTATCCTCTAGTTGGTATAAGATAAAGTTCTCATGGAATTTAAAATCTCCTAAAAAATTTTGTTTCATCTTATTCGGATACGTAGGTATCTTTGGAGTGCCATCAGGGTTTACAAGCCAGTTGCCTTCAAAGTCTTTCCAGAACATTGTCTGGCCCTTTTCGTTTACCACGCCTTGTTTATCTAAATGTTTGTATTGAATATCGCCGTACGGATCTATACCTATATGAAAATGGTTTCTGTCTTTTAACATTTTCATAATGATGTTACTACTGTATCCTTCTCGAACTCCTATCTCCACGGTAAGACAGAAGTCTTGTGGCTTTAATTCTTTAGTCCACTTCGCTAGATAATCGTAGTCGCTGCTATCACCTTTGATCACCATCTACCCTTTGTTGTAACAGAGTAACCACCATTCATTCCGCTATATCTTACATTTCCAACTTCAGGACTTGTTTGAACTGGTGATGGGTTTGTATACCAACCCCAAGTCTCCTTGTTTTTAATGTCTCTTTCTTTTAAATCGTTAGCTCTTTTTAATTCAACTGCGATTGCTTTTAATGTTTTAATCATTACTTTCCCCCCTTGTTTGCTCTTTTCATTCTTTTCATTTCACTATACAACTCTTGCATATTAAATGCTTTACAATCACTGATAAACTCTATCAGTTCATTACGCATACTCTTTTGTTCTTCATATGCTTTTGCCTTATTTGCATCTATCACTTCAAAGTGTTCATCTTTTAACTCTGCCATTTTCTTCCTTTCCAAAATAGTTTTTTGCTTTCATTCTAATATACTCATGGTCAAACCCTGCATATTCACATACAGTTTTAAAGTCCCTGTTAGGCTCTAGAAAATATTCTCTAGCAGATTTGATATAAGGGTAATGAATTATTTTATCTTTACCCAATGCGTCCTCTAATGCTACTATCAAAACGTTACGCCAAAGACTTCGTACAGGATCTCTTGCCTCACCAAGAGTATTAAGATTTCTTAGAAACTGCTGTAAGTTTGCCATTTAGTTTTTTTGTTTCTTTTTCAACCAACATTCTAATTACCTGAGCCCGTGATAAAGTGACCCCTGGTGCCAGATGCTTGGTCAGTTTGTTAATAGCCTCATAGCACTTATGATCAACTGCGAGACTTTTGTATTTGCTTATGTCCATAGTTTAATATATCCTTTCATTATTAATATATAATCATATGGGATTATATAGAATTATTACAAGGGTGTCAATGAAATTTGTTTTAACTTTAATACTTTGTTCTGGTATATCTAGTCAATGTTTACCACCATATCAGGTAAATATTCTCTATGATAACATGTATGTATGTCTAAAATCAGGCTATGACGTGGCCTCTAAAAAGATTGACCAGCTAGGACCCGAAGAGGTGAATAAACACTATTATCACGTGAAGTTTTATTGTCAGCCACTACAAGAGACTTAAGTTTCATGACTTTCTCCCCTGTCGGTTGTATGGTTTGTAATGTCTTTTAAAATTTTTATTTAATTTTTTTGAGTGACGTCTTGGACGTTTACGTGGTTTAGGTCTTTCTACATATGCTTTAAATTTTCTAGCCATTATGTGTCAATAAATTTTAAATTACCTGAGATAGATATTCTTTCACCATCACACTTAAAAGGATTTACGTAATGATGAAGATGTGCAGGGAAAATAAAAAAGTCTCCTACGGTTGGCATAAACGTATGTTGGTTTAACAACATTTTAGCATTGTTTAATACATAAACAAAATTAATAGATCCAGGGTGTGATCTATTAGATATTGTTTCATTAACTTCTTTTTTTAAATCAGGGGGAATCTGAGTATATATAACAAAAGACAAATCCCCTGTATGAGTATGTATAGGATTAAATTCAAACTTAGTCATGTAATTCACCCATGAATCAACTAACTCAATTTTATTAGCTAAAATTTTTTGTCTTGTTTCAGTATATGCGCTAGCGTAACTGTTAACATAAGGACTTATTATTTTAAATAAATCTGCTGGTTTAATTTTGTATTCGTGTCTTAACAAACCCGCTAAATTTTTTCTATTATCTTCTGATTCTTTTTTAGAACAAAGTTTATTTATGGCTTTTAATTCTTCCAATTCTAAAATTGTTCTATATAAAAAAGGACCCCAATGATAATATTCGTAAGTAATTATTTTATCTTTTTTCGCCATTCTTCTTTAACCATTCTTTATCACTTTCAGTAAGTTTTATATAACTTATTTTTCCATTTATGTTTTGCTTGGTGTCTGCTCCACAGTTTGTGCATCTATAAAACTCTGTAACAATTGCAACTAATATAGATTCTTCTCCACATTGATGGCAGTGACCTACCACTGTATCTATGTTGTGAAAATTAAAACTTAATTTTTTCATTTTGTTTATACCAAGTTGCTAATGTATATCTTATTTCACCATGCACCATGGTAACTCCATGTTTATAATACATTCCATCAAAAAACAACATTCTTCTTTTTTTAGGTGTAAAAACAGTGCCTTCTTCAAAAAAAGTTTGTCCTCCGAAATAGTTATCATTTAAATAACAAATAGAAGAAAGTGTTGTTTGGTCACTTGCTGTGTCATTATGTAATAACTGAAAAGAATTCACTGGCCATTTTACTATCTGGATCCAGTCTACTTTTGCATTATGTTTTAAAAAGTAATTATTTATTTTATTTAACAGATCTTTAAATCTATCAATGTTTGTAATTTTTATTACAAATGTATCTCTATAGATTTCTTGTAAATTTTTATTTTCTTCAAAAAAATTAATTAATTCTGCACAAGTTTCATCCGTTAAAAAATTATCTTGTATCTGAGCGATCACTTAAACTATGTCTGTGGCTCTACCTAATATAGGTTTGTATTTTGTTTTGCCTTCAGATTTATAAGCATGTAAGAAAGATGCACGTCTACCTTCAGGTATCCAACTACAATGTATCCATCCACTGTTAGGTTCACCCGGAGTATAGAACTCGAGGATGAGCTGATCTGGCTCGAGGTTAGATTTAATCCAATCAAAAAGTTCAGCGTTGTCTGTGCCCACAACTTCAAAGTCTGCGGCTTCGGCCTTGGCGTGCTGTGAATTTACAGAGCTATTAATAGCTACACATAACTCACTGCTACGAAATCCACTAGTAACTTTAACTCTGCCAAAGTGGTCACGCACGGGTTGTAGAATATTTTCACACAGTGCTTTTAGTTTTTCTATTTGATCTGCATTAGGGTTGTTATCAATACCCATCCTGATGGCAGTGTCTGATTTAGTTAACTCTTGAAGAGTAAAATTACGTGAAAGATTCATGTTTAATTTTTTTTCTGTTATACACTTTTTTACTATTTTTTCTACGCTGATAAAACCTTGCGTCTCTTAACTTTTGTGCAAACTTATTGAGATAAGATAAATTTCTTAACGCTTTGCTTATCATTCTATTATTTTTATAATTCTTTTTCTACCTTGATATACCTCTGTCTCTGCCTTAACTTTTTTACATTTAAAAACTACTCGCTGTGGGTTTACTTCGTTCTGCGCGACACGCTTAGATCTTAGGCAATCGTTTAACGACTCTTTCGGAACGTGTTCTATCATCTTTCCGTTTAATTCTAATATTAATGCAAATACAATCTCTATCATTGGTGACCGTTCCTAATTAATTTTTCTACATCTTCTGTAAGTTTTTTTGTTCTATCTTGTAAGAATTCTATATTGACTGCATTGTTTCTCATACTTTTAACCTCTGCTTCTATCTCTTCTAATAACCCTGCGATGTGCTCCACTAACATAAAAAGTTCCGCTTCTCCAGAAGACTGACCCAGTTCTCCACGCGGGTATTTAATTCTAAACTCTGAGTTTTGTTCTAAATCTTTTGTCATCAATTCTATCTTTGTTGAATGTTGATTTAGTTTTTCGTGAATACCAAAGTAAGCCCAGGTTCCAACCGCGATCATCGCGATCAAACTGGCAACCGTCTTCATTGGCATCTGCACGGCGGCCTGCTCCGATATTTTTAAAGGTTTATTGCTCATTCTTCCCTAGGCCCGTAAATATTTTTTGTATCCATAAATTTTTTATCCTTATGTTCTTTTTTGTATGAGTCCGTAAGTTTGTCCCAATAACTTCCATCAGGTCTTGCTTGCTTTTCATCATTGATAATTATACCAGAACACTTCGATACTAGCAATGCGAAGTTAGGATTACGCTGTAATGTAGGATTTCTATTGACTTTTCCACACATTTTCATCAACTCCAGCTGTTGTTTTAACTCCATATTCTCTTGTTGTATTTCTTTAAATTCTTTGGTGCAGGCTGAACCTAAGTATTTTCTCCAGGTTAATCTTAACGACTGATCATCACTAGGGTTGCTATAAGCGTTAGCAGGATCATAAGGACGGTGGTAGTATTCTGATTCTCTTTGCTCGACTGATATGTCAAAAGAACCAGTACTGCAAGTATTAGTACCATTATTGAGATACTCATTTCGTGCCTCTGTTACTGTAACACCAACACATGATGATAAACTAATTATTAAGATCCCTATTAATATCCTTGATATCATAGTCATGCTCCCTTACTTGATCTGCTAAAGTTCTATATAAATTTTCTGCCATGGTCCACGTAGCCTCGGCAGATGCTAGTCTTGTATTTAAATCAACTATTTCTTTCTGAGCTACTTCTAGATCTCTTTGTAAATTTACAATCTCTTGTACAGATCCATTAATACTATCCGTAAGATTAACTATGTATTTAATACCAGTGTAGGTTCCGACAATCAACGATGCGACCACCGGAACCATTACTATATTTTTTTTTAATAAATCGATTAAATTCATTTTGGTAAAGAATCTGTTAACCATTGATGTGCTTTTTTAAATGGCCAACAAATAAGTTTCCAAATCCATTTAATTATTTTTTTTATCATGTTGTCCTCCTCGTGTGTATGTGGAACACTTCCATCTTTGTGAGCATGGACCACGCCATCCTCATGAGTGTGTTCTACATAATCGGTTCCATGTACGTGACCACAATGTGGACACTCCACGTTTTTGTTGTAATGAGCAACAATAAATCCCATACCACAATTTATACATTTCATACTAATCATGTTTTTTTTCCTCCATCTCATAGAAAAAGTTGTCAGTGTCCTCTGTTTTCCACTGCCCTGTATCTTCTACGTTCCAATAGTTAGTTTGAACCTTCCAATCAGGCACGGTATTTTTAACCGTGAAAGACGGTATATCCCAAATAAGTCTGTTGTTAGGTTGAGCTGCATAGTTGCCATCATTTAAGGCAAGTATGTGCGCACATTTATGCTCGTGCGGTATCTCTGAATGATCAGTGTCAAGTATATTAGCTTCAGGATGTGCAAAGTCAACAGTAAATAAATATTTCCCGTGATGCCACTTCTTATCTTTACCGATGTATTTACCCGCTTGAGATTCTAAAATGTCCCAACAATGAACAGAAGGATAATAACTAAAAGAGTTCCAGAGCTGAAGTTCATCAAGTCTTCTTGTCGGGACGTCATTAGGTTTATATCCCCTTTGAATAAACGCGCTAATAGGGAGGCGGTAAAAGATTGCACCGTTTTCCATGATAGCATGAAATAATAAAGCACGCCCAGTGATAGACGTAATGCCAAAGATAATGCAGTCTTCAACTTCTCCATGATGTTTTCTAAGGTCATATAAATATTCTCTCCTTATCTGTGCGTACTCTACAGGTATGTTTGCATTTAAGTAAGCCATAAAAACTCCTCATTTAATTGATCCCCAATTAGGACCAGACTCGTAATCTACCTTATTAGGTATCTTCAAGTCAACAGCGCTTTCCATCACATCCTTTATTTTTTGCGCATGCTTATCATCTTCAACTGATAAATCCAATTCATCATGTATTTGAATATGTGGTATGATTCCTTCTTTGTATAAATCTAACATAGCCTTTTTAGTCATGTCTGCAGCGCTACCCTGGATTAATTTATTTAAAGCTTTGTATGTAAAAGCTCTTCTTGTAGCATTGTTATGCCAATAATTTTTTTGAGGATTACCTTCTTTATCTTTTAATATATCACCTTCTTCATCTTTTAAGTAAGGTCCCATTTTTTGTAGGTCTTCCATTCTTGTTTGATCTTCAGCAGGAACATATTTACCCCAGTCCGAGCCACGAAGAATAGGTTCGTATTTAGGAAAACGACATTTTCTATTTAACAAAGTTTTTATTTGACCTTTGTTAGCAGCTGCCTTCATTACTTCATTCATTAATTGTTTAACAAACGGAACCTTGGTGTGATACTTATCAAATAATTCCTCTGCTTTAAATTTACTAACACCTAACTCTGCTTGTAGTTTTGCTTTACCCATACCATAAAATAAACCAAGATTAATTACTTTTGCTTGTGATCTAGGTATCTCTGCCATCTCTGCAACTATTCTATGAAAGTCTGTTGAGGGATCGTTATCGTAAGAATCAGCTATTGTATTCACTGATGATAAACCATATCGCAAAGCATAATGCGCTACAAGTCTTGGTTCCTGTTGCGAGTAGTCAAAACAACCCCACTTACACCCTTCCTCTGGTATAAATAAACTTCTAATTAAAGGACCTGTGTCTGGATCTCTAGCAGGTATTTGCTGTAAGTTTGGGTTTGTATAACTAAATCTACCAGTAACAGTTCCACCATCATCAGATCTTATTTGATTTATTTCAGCGTGTATTCTACCTTTGTGTTCGTGTTTTAAAATAGTGTCTATAAATGTAGTGTTTACTTTATTTATTCTTCTTGCTTCTGCTATCTTTTTTATTATAGGATGTTCATGGTTAGAGAGGAAATTTTTTGTAAATGAAGGTTCACCAGATTTCGCTGTTCGTTCGTAAGATAATTTTAATTTGTCAAAAACTTTTTGTATACTACGCGCTGCCCATATTTGAACATCTATGTTTGTTTCTTTTTGTACTTCTTGGAGCAGCACTTGTTCTTGTGCAATTAATTTTTTACGGAGGTCATGCGCTTGTGGCATATCTACTCTTACGCCTAGAAAACGCATATCAACTAAGCAGGGGAAGAGGTCGGTTTCGAGATTAAAAATATCTTGAAGATCCTGCTCTATCATTAATTTTTTTACATGCTGCCATAATTTAAAAGTAAGCTCTGCATCTTTCTCTGCATAAGCACCAACTTCTTGAGCAGGTAGTTGCCACATATCCGCTTTTGCATCAAGACCTCTTTGTTTTGCAGCTTCGTTTAGGGCTCTTTCATTTTTACCTTCGTTTAAAAAATGCCATGACAATGTATTAAGAGTGTATGAAAATCTATTTTCATCTAACAAAGAAGATGCAATCATGGTGTCGACTATTAAACCATTGATTTTTAAGCCTAAATTACGTATCCAACAAACGTCGTACATTGCGTTGTGAAATATTTTTGTAGCTGGACACTCTAAAATATCTTTAAACCACTCTAAAGTTTTTTTACGATCCATGTTGGGTCCTTCTTTGTGAGCTATTGGAAAATACCATTTGTTGTTGTATGTGGCCACAGCTATACCGACAACCTCTCCCTCACCTGTGACAGCTCCAGAACCTTTTGATTTTAAACCAGGGTCTCTGGTTTCTAAGTCAACAGCTATCTCATCATATGATCTAAGATCTGGGTATTCTGTAGGCTGTACCCATTCCGTTTGTGGTAGTAACATATTGTTTAAACCTTCCTATTTTTGGTCTCGCATTATTAAATTTAGACTGTTCCAAACATTCAACTGATTGTTTTATGTATCCGTTAGTCCATAACCATTGTGCATGTAGTTCCAGTATTTTATTTTTTCTTAGTTCCATCTTTCATTTTTTTTATTTCTAGTTGACAGTAATGTATTATCTTTTCTAAGTCTTCAATCCCTGACTTATTTAAATAACGACAAACGTATTTTACAACACACCCCTGAAAGAATGAAAGATTATTTTTTGAAATAAATTCGTAAGGTTGTATTTTCATATTTTTATAATGAGATCCTCCAATTTGTTTTTCTTGAGGAAATGCATCATCAAATATACCTTTGTGTGTCATAACTGATATTCCTTTATTTTCTTTTTTGCTTTTAATTTGTATAGATTATTACGTGCTCGTGTAATGCCCACATACCACACTCTATGCTCTTCATCTTGTTTGTCAACACTTAAACTAATTCCTTTTTGAACCTTTGATCCCTGGTGCAAGGATAAAATTACATTATCCTCTTCACCACCTTTAGCTGCATGAATCGTTGACAACCATATTCTTGCAGGTTCGTTAAGTTTTTCACCTGATGCAATTAAATTTCTTAAATATAATATTTCTTTCTGGTCTTCAGAAAATTTATCATACCACGGGACTTTTGCATCCCAATTACCACTAGGTATATAATCTCTTACTTCAGCTATTTCTTTTTCATCTAAAACTCCTTCCATGCACCATTTAGTATAGGCCTCAGCAGCTTTGTATAAACTTACTTTATAACTTTTACCTTTATTAGTTTGATAATAAAAATTTTTCTTTTTTAAATCTTTCATTATATCTATTAAGTTACTCTTGGTTCTAGTTAGAATTAACCATTTTCCTTTAGATAGATCTACGTGATTTAAATCAGAGATGTAATAAGAATGCCCTAAATATTTTCTGGGTAAGTATTCTTTAATTTTTCTCAAACCCATTATTTTAGATATGGGAAAATTTGACTGCATTTGAACAGCTTGTGAAACTCTGCGAGAATATCTTAGAATTTTTTCTTCTGCAGGTTCATTTATAAATCTATTAACATCAGCCCCTGCCCATGCAAAGATTGCTTGATCATCATCTCCAGCTAAATAAACATGCTCTGCTTTTTCTTTTAGTTTATCATATAATTTCCATTGAAGTGGAGACAGATCCTGTGCCTCATCTATAAAGACTGCTTTAAACTCGGGTATTTTATCAGATTCAATTACCCTTTTAATCATGTCATTAAAATCTATTATTTGATTATTCTTTTTGTATGCCTCTAAATTTATTGATATGTGTTTAAGCGTATCCCACTTTACTTCTCTTCTGTCGTGTTCATTTAAATTAAATTCTTCTTCAATGGGTATATTTTTATTAATCGCTTTTTGAATCATTTGAAAATAAGGATTGTTACAAGTTAAAAAATGACTTTCTTCTTCGTTGTATTTATCTACAAAAGATACGCGAATATTTAATTTTTTACCCAAGTCTTCGTAGTGATAAGGCTGTATAATATCTTCTTCTTTAAGTCCAAGAAGATGATAACAAAAAGCATGAAGAGTTTGAAAATAGGGCACTTCTTTATCTGATACACCTATTCTTTTTCTTGCCTCTGCAGCTGCCTTCTTTGTAAATGCAAAGTATCCTATTTTATGTAAAGGTGTGCCTGTTCTTCTATAAGCGTTAACACGTTTAATTAATCTAAAAGTTTTACCTGTACCAGGTGGTCCGTATATTTTAATGCTTTTTTTCATCGGCTCTTTGAAACGTATCTATTAATTTACCTTTCCATCCATAAGTTCCATGGTGCGTGGTTTCTCCATCAACGACTCCATAAAAGTCAAATCCAGCTTTTCTAATCATGTTGCAAAAATTAGTATCTTCACCCCACCATTTTCCATTTTTATCAAAAGTGGTATCCCAAAAATTATAAAAATAATTATTAGCTGTTTCTGATATTATTTCTTTTTGTGTTATTTTTAAATCTGGATGATCTTTCATTAATTTTTCGTACACCCTTCTGTGTATTAAAGTTAGCCCCGCGGGTCCAACTTTTAATTTAACCAATCCTTTATTATCAATATCTATACTATTAAGATCTTCAAAAGCCACAGAAAATCTAACAGCATTGTCTTGGGTTTTTTTTCTGTAAGGTACACATATGGCATCTTTATCTGCTATTATCATTCTGCCTACGACATCTGGTTCAAACTCCATGTCAGAGTCTACAAACAATTGATAATCCATACCTGTTTCCAAAAACATGGCCGTTAATACATTTCTTCCATACCCAACATAAGGACTTTTAAACGTTTGAACCGTTGCCCTTATCTTAGCCATGGTAAATTTATCCATTAATTTTATTAAGGATAAGCAAGTAGAAACTTGCATTAAATCATAGGTTGGCATTGATACACAAACCTGAGGGGGTTTTTTAGACTTACTCATACTATTGTCTCCTTGTTTTCTTGTTTAATAAATTCATCTTGTATTTCTTCTTTTTCTAAACCTTCTTTTGGAAGTTTTAAAACTCTTATCGGTGGAAATGGTTTTTCATTATTGCCCTGCGGAAATCTTTTTTGACAACTAAACTCTCCACCAAAATATTGTCCTATCATTGTAGCTGTTCTTGATCTTTCTTTAACCCAATCTCCACGTTTAAGTTCTTCATAAAAAGAATCATAAATAAAAAAATAATAATTATCCTCCGCCAAAACAGCTCCAGTTTTAAAAGCTGCAAACGTGCTGGCTTGTGGCCCATTAACAAAATCAATCAATTGTTTTTTCAACATGTCCAGTGGGTTGGTGCCTGCAGGTGGTTTAATGGTTTCCATGTTGGCCCATAACGTATCTAATATAACTTGGTATTCGTTTTGTTTTAATATTGGTGGGAATATAGGTGTCTGCTCTGCTATCAACGCACGCATCTCTTTCATCTCTGCTATTTTTTTAATATGCTTTGCATGTATTTGGACAACCTTACCATCAGCTAAATCTATGTTTATAAAAAACTCTGGATCGGGTTTGTAATCCATTTTAATTAATCCAGATACTTGAGGCCATGTTGTACTTCTATGACTACCAATACCAAATTTTCTTTTCAAACAAGTTCCTTTTGCACAATAAGATGAAATAGGTAGATCACTACATTTAAAACCTTTAGTTTCATTCTTCCAATACTTAATTTTATCTTTTACTTTCTCATCACCCCAGACTGTGTCATACACAATATAATTTCTGGCAGCCTCTAAGACTTTTTTATCCCAATCATCTGGATATTTTTTCTTAGCAAACACCATGTAGTTATATAAAAATCTATCTCTTTCGTCACTTAGTTTGGTCCCTGATGCCTGAATCTCTTTGCATATCATCTGTAAACAAGGTGGGCCATCATGAAACTCTTCAGGTCCACCAGTTATTACTTCTGTAATTTTTTTGTTACCTATTTCTTTTAAAGAGTCTTCTGTTTGTAAATTAAGACCTACGACTTCTATAAATTTTTTTAAATCCATCCGTGTGCCATCAGGTAAGATACCTCTACGCTCGGTGCCTTTGTAATATGGTAAATTAATAAAACTACCAGATGTCTTTTCATTGTTTTGATTTACACCTAGTTTAGTTTGTTTAGGAAATATTTCTGTATTGTGTGGAAGTTTAAATAAAAATAGTAAGTTCGATAAAAACTCTCTAACTAAAGTAGCAGGAACTTTTTCTTTTGTAAAAACGTATATGTGCAGCCCACCACTTTTAGACTCTATTGGTATTACAGGTAGGTTTTTTTCTTGTATTATATTTAAATATTTTTCTAATTTAAAATTTTTATAATTCTTAGGATCTACATCTATGGCACCAAAGCTAGCTTTAGCATCATCATCACAGGGTTGAATACCAATAGCTTTTCTGCCGTCAAGGTGATCTTGATAATCTTGTGCAGTTATATGTCTTTTCGACCAACCGTAATCACCAGGGTCAAATTTAATTTTACCAGAGTCTGGATCTACATAACCTTTGTCTACATTACAGAACCCGTAATCTCTTTGTAATCCAGTAAAAAATTTTTCAAATTCTCGCATAAAAATAAGGGCGGCTAAACTCTCGCCTCACCGCCCTCTCACTAGCCAAGTGTACTCATCAAAGTACTCGGTTATACAATGTCAGCCTTTGGTTGCGCTTTATCATACTGAGGTTTAGCTGCTCCTTTCGATACAGTCTTTTGAAGTTGCTGTGCAATTTCATATATCTCAGCATCATTTTTATCTGCAACATCAAGATTTCTAACTCTTGAAGGCTTATAGACATGCCAACTTTTACTACCTGCTGTCTTACCAAAGGTCTTTAAATTATAGACCGCTGAATAAGCTGCAGGGTTGAAAGAACCATCCGCATCTGAGAACCTTAGGTTCTTAATCAGATTGTTAAGTTCTCTAGCTGGTGTAAGATTAGAAGATCTCATTGGTATGACCGCAGGTTTAAGCTCTTTATCCACCATCGCTAGTGCATAAAAATATGCAGTCTTCTCTACATAATTACCATTAGGTAATCTGTATCTACCATTTCTCTCCTCAACAGCATCAGCTGGAATCTCTAAGTGAGTTCCTACTGGAGCAGAAGCACTATCGCCTCTCTCTTGCCATTCAGGATACCTTGTTTGAGAGTGTGCAATTACAACGTCTAATCCCTCATTGCCATCGATCAGTTGACCGAAACCAGATGCATATATCATGCCAGGTTTTGCACCCTCAACATGCTTTGCATCTCTCTCGTTACACTCTGGTGAAAGCTGATGAAGAATTTTTAAGATCGGTGTCGATACGTCGTCCGACTTAATTTCTTCAGAACCTTTACCTGAGTCCTGTCTTAAATTAATAGTTGCAAGTGATCCTGCACTATTCTTTTTTACTACTTCTTTACTCATTTATCCTCCTATTGGTTTGATGGTTTAGTAGTTTATTTGGTTTTGATTTCAGTTTGATTTCCTTCAAACGTGTTGAACAACTCTGCAGGTATACTACCACCACGTTCGTGATAATCCCGCAAAGTTGTTCTAAGAGTACCTGCATGAACCGTTACCTTTCGATCAGGATCATACCCTTGTCCTCTTGCAAGTGAAGCGTATTGCTCCGCCTTGTTGTCTTCGTTCAGACCAAACTTAACTGTAATTTCATTTTTTACAATTGAACCTAGTCCGTTTGTTCGAAGCCAGTCATGTGCCTCTTGCTTTTTAGCTGCAATAATTGAGACACCAAAAATATCTTTAATAGATATTTCAGAACCATCTTTTAATTTTAAAGTTTTTAAATTAAGTTGGCTCATTAAATCTGGAATGATCATAGTAGAGTAATACTTTTCTCTCTCTTTCATTTCTTTGATTTTGTTTTCTTGATTTTCGATTTCTTGTTTGATTTCCTGAAGCGTGTTTATCTCTTTAGATAACTGATCAGGGTTAACAGTAGACACCTGGTTAGGTGCATCTTTTCTTAGATCTATAGTCATAGCTTTCTCCATATATATTTAATAGTTTAATTTATAAATCGCACCTCCATTATATATGGGACAATTATATGTTGTCAAGTTTATTTTTGAAAAATGTTTATCTCTATTGGATAATAAGTTTTTTCTTGGCGATCCCATTTTAAAAGTTTATATCTACCATTGGTTGTATCTGAAACTAAAGAGCATACTACACCTATGATAGCTGGATCTCCTGATAATAAAAGATAATCGTCAGCCGTGTAGTTTTTTAGAAGAGTTCTAAGTTTCATAACTAAGGGCCCTGGAGAATGTATCATTTGAGAAAATTCTGGTAGCACCGTTACAATGTCACCATATTTTTGTGCTCCTACAATATTATATTTAGGTTCGCCTCTTGAAGTTCCAGGTATCTCTTGTATTAAATAAACTTTGCTCATTGACTTTTTAACTTTCAGCTAATATATAACAATTAGAAAGTAAAAGTAAACATGAATTATAAATTTAAAACAAAGCCTTATGCGCATCAATTAAA